CAAAACAAGTATGGTGTTGTTATTAATGCCGGTACTATTCGTTACACTGAAGACGAGTTAAGATTTAAAGTAACTGCTCGTAAAGGTAAAATAACTGCTAAGTTAGATAAAAATGACTTAAATGTAGGTGATATAGTTTCTATTAATCACAAAAAAGTTCCATCTAATAAAAGATTTGAAGTTATTAAGGTAATGACTAAAAATATTAAAGTAAAAGAAGTAGATGGTATTCAACAATTTACTGTTTCTCCTCATTTACTTAAAAAGTAATGCACAGGGAGCTTGGCTTCACAGGCTCCCTTTCGTATATTTATGTATAATTAAAAAGTTAAAATAAAAGTTATGTTAGATCTTCAAAGTTCAGAATTCAAAACAATTGATGAGTTAAAGGAAATCGCTCCAAGTATTTTCACCGCTAAACCTTCAAAAGGGGTTTCGGATAAATATTCACACATCCCTACTGATAGAATTATCAAAGATATGGAATTATTAGGTTGGGGAGTTGTTGATGCTAAAGAAGTTAAAGCTAGAAAAAATGTTGGTTATCAAAAACACTTAATTGTGTTTAGAAATCCTGAGGTTGTAATTAGTGGTCAAAATAATGATACTGTTTTTCCTCAAATTTTACTTACCAATTCTCACGATGGTAAAAATTCATTTACTTTTACTGCTGGTTTGTTTAGAATGGTTTGTGAAAATGGGTTAGTAGTTTCTACTAATGAATTTGAAAGTGTTAAAATTAGACATATGGGTTATGATTTTGAAACACTTCAAAGTGAAATTAAAGCAATGGTTGAAAAATTACCATTAACTGTTGAGTCAATGAATAAAATGATTGAAACAGAGTTATCTCAGGAATCAATTATAAATTTTGCTAAAGATTGCCTTGCAATTAGATTCCCAGAAGAGGAATTACAGAGAATTACAATTAATATGGAAGATTTCATTACCCCAGTTCGTGATGAAGATAAAGGTAATGATTTATGGAGTATATTTAATGTAGTTCAAGAAAAGATTATTGAAGGGGATTTTGAATACCTTGCAGGTTCTAAAGTTAGAAAAGCAAGACAAATCAAAAACTTCAAACAAGATATGAAAGTTAATTCAGAATTATTTGATGTTGCACTTCAATATGTTAATGCGTAATGAATAAGTTTTTATTAATATTAGGTTTTAGTTTTCTCCTTGCTAGTTGTAGTAAGGAGGAACTTAACTTAATTTCTTCTCCCTGTGTTGGAGGAGAATGTCAAGCAGAATATGTGATTAATCCTTTATCTCAACCCGATGCTTTTGTTGATGAAAATGGTTATTGGCACATATTTCATATGGGTATTAATTATTTTACTGTTGATGGGTTTGTAAGTGATGTTGAGGAAGAATATTATATTAATAAAGTGCCTTTAGTTGAATCTGCGTATGATTCTGATTATTGGGTTTGGATAAATAGTTTCCAATTTACTGTGCCTTTATATTCATTTTTAGGGTATTTTACAGGAGGAGGTTTTAATAATCCAATTCCTGTGGGTAATCAAGAATATACTATACAAAATATGGCAGGAGTTCATCCCCCACTTAATATAGCAGGGTATCAAGTCACTAAAAATATGTGTTTAGATTGTCCTTATACTGAAACTTTATTAGGAACTTATAGTAAATATACTACTAAACCCAAACAGAATATATTTTTCGATAATGAAATGGTAGGTGATACTGCTAAAGTCATTATTAGAACCAAATGGGCTACTGAATGGGATATTCAAGTAGAAAAAAGTTATGAATTAAAAATTATATTTGATAAATTATGAATGAATTAGAAGAACAAAGAGTAGATTTAGTAAACGATTTAATTGCTACTACTACAGTAATGGAGGAATTATGGAATTACCATCCAGATAACCCCAATAAAAAAGATATTATTAAAGAATATAATGTCTTAAAACAAATAAAAGAGGATTTAGAAAAAGAAATACAAGAAATTTCTTAATGAAGAAGATTGGTCGAGTGGTGGAATTGGTAGACACGTTGGACTTAAAATCCAATGAACAGTAACGTTCGTGAGGGTTCAAGTCCCTCCTCGACTACAAAGGTCCTTTAGCTCAGTTGGTTAGAGCACTTCACTCATAATGAATAGGTCGCTGGTTCGAGCCCAGCAGGGACCACAAAATTAATATTTATGGCATATTTATAACATATGAAAGAATTTAATGCTAAAGTTGTAGAAGAATTAGGGTATAAAGCTTACCGTAAAGGATTTTTTAAAGAATGGCAAGCTATGACTTCTTCTATATCTAAATCGGAAGATTTAGCTTATGATGAAGCTGCTGTAAAAGCTTATAAAACTTTAAAATTACAAGGAAGTGAATAAAGATAAAATTTTTGAGTTATTTGAAGGAGAAAATGAAATATCTCCTCAAGAATTATCATCAACTACCCTAGATGAAATGATGAAACACCCCTATGCCAAAATAGGGATGTTTACTAAATTAATTATTAATCACTTTGTATTCCACCAAAAACTTCAAAAATTTTTTGAAAAAGAAGGAGCCCAATTTGATATGGAAAAAACAAAAGAAGCATCTGAATTCACAGTATATAATAGAGCTTGGTCTTATATAAAACAAGTGAATGTTGAGGATGAATATCATATTAAAGCTATAGAAGAATTTGAACCCATTACTTTTAATAAGGCACTTCAGAATTCAATTTGGTATTTTGAAGATAGAGAAGAATATGAAAAGTGCGCCCATATATTAAAAATTAAAAAAATTGTAAATACTTTTAAAGATTCCTTGGATTAGCCCTTCTTCCCACGTATATTTATAATACGGGGTTTAGGAAACGTAGGAGAAATAGGGATGGAGATAAGGGGGTGAGAAAAGGGATGGAACCCGGGGGTAGAAAAATCAATAAAGTTATATAAAACAAGTCATGAGAAACAGAAATCTATTAAACAAAAAGTTAGAAGCTTTAGAAACTACATTAATCACTCTAAGAAACATCGTCAATACCCAGCAACCTATAGAGACCTATAAAATTAATATTGGGAAAGCTGAAGGTCTTGTTGAAGATATTAAAGATATGGTTGAATCAGAACCTATGTCCCCCGCAGAATTAAATAAAGTATAGTGAACATTTTCCCTCACAAATCCAAACTCAAATATATTGCACATAATCCAACTTCATGGTTATTAAAAATATTAGTTGAGAAATGTAAGGTACACGTTTTATCAAAAAAGAAAAAATAAATTAGGTTATAATGCTAACAGCTGAACAAATCCAGGATAACTGGGGAGAATTTCTTAATAATATTGAAACATATATTTCATCTCCCAGAAAAGAAAAATTATTAGAATTTTATAAAAAATATGAGGAAAGGGTTATTTTAATGCCCGCGGCTCATAAAAAAGAATACCATAATGCCTTTCCAGGAGGTTATGTAGAACATGTAAATAGAGTTGTTAAGGCATCCTTATCACTTAGTAATTTATGGGAAGAATTTGGAACAGATATGTCCACATTTACCCAGGAAGAGTTAGTTTTCTCTGCTATTAATCATGATTTAGGTAAAATGGGGGATGAGGAAAATGAATCATATATTCCTCAAACTGACCAATGGAGAAAAGATAAATTAGGGGAAGATTATATGTTTAATAAAAAAGTACCCTTTGCTTCTGTTCCTGATCGTGGTTTATTTTTACTCCAGTCTCATGGTGTAACTTATACATTTAATGAAATGTTAGCAATCCAGACACATGATGGATTATATGATGAGGCAAATAAAAAGTACTTACATGCTTTTATGCCCGAACAAAAACCAAGAACATCTTTACCTTTTATTCTCCACCAAGCAGATTTAATGGCTGCTCGTATTGAATTTGAAAAAGAATGGTTACCAAAACTAAATGGAGAAAGTAGCGTGGAGGAGCCAAAGAAAAATTTTACATTGAAGGCGAAAACTAAATCAAAAGCCCTCAATACTATATCTAGTTCTGGGCTTAAGAATATGTTAGATAATCTATGATTTTAGAAATAGTAATTATAATATTGGGTATAATGGTCGTTATCTTAGGATACACGACCTTCAACCTTTTACGTAAAAATGAACAAGCGGAAGATATTATAATTTCATATATTGATTTTTTTAATCAAATGTCTAACGACATACAAGAATCAGAAGAAAAACTTAAGGAAATAGATAAACAAGGGACATTCCAGTCGGATGATGAAATAGGGTGGTTTTTTAATGAAATAAAAAAAATCCAAAATAATATTTCCCGTTTTAAAACCAACCTATAATGGTAAAGAAGAGAAGAAAAAAGAGTAAAAATTATTTTACTCAAGAGACAGAGGACTATATTGTAATATTTAACAATTTAGACCCCATTGAGGACCAAGAAAAGAGAAGTAAAATATATGAAAGACACATTCACTATCCCTT